CTAGGATTCAGGCAAAATCGGAAAAACCAGAAGTGGTTGAAGAAGTCGAGCCTGATTTAACTCCTGTTCAAAGGAGACCTGTACAAAGAAGGCCGCGACAAAATTACACTAACGCATGGCGATAGAATGGCTAACCTTTTTGATAGTGCAAATTACCCAAGCCAAGAACCTGAAACTTTAGTTGTTGGTGATCGTTGGGTTTGGCAGCGTCCCGATCTTGTTACAGATTACCCGACAGACCAGTACGCTTTAACGTATGAATTCCACATCGACTCAGGTGGCGGCGGTAATCATAAGTTCACCATTACGGCGACAGAAACGACTACAGCCTACATTGTAGAAGTTGCTTCTACAGTCACAGATGATTACACAGCCGATCAATACAAGTGGTACGCTTTTATAACAAGAACTGCTGATTCTCAAAGGGTTGCTGTTGATAACGGCATGACAACCTTGGTTGCTAACTTCGCAGACACAAACGCAGATCTTAGAACACACGCTAAGAAGGTCTTAGACGCTGTTCAGGCTGTTATTGAGAACAGGGCGACTATTGATCAAAGTTCATTCAGTATCGCTGGCAGAAGCCTTTCTAGGATGTCTATCGACGAGCTATTCACCGTTAGAGATAGATACCGCGCTGAATATAACGAAGAAGTCAAGAAGGCTCGAATCAGAAACAAGAAGCCGAGCGGCAACCTAATCGGAGTGAGATTTTAATGGCTTGGAATCCGTTTAAACGTAAAGAGGTTCGCAAAGCGATCAAGTTACAAAGATCGTTTAAAGGCGCTCAAGGTGGTCGGTTATTTGCCGACTTTTTTAGTTCTTCATCTTCGGCAGATCAGGAGCTAAGGCAAGCGCTGGTCACTTTGCGTAACCGAAGCCGTGAGTTGTCACGAAATGATGCGTATGTGGCAAGATATCTAAACCTTCTAACGTCTAACGTGGTCGGACATAACGGCATCCGAGTCAATGCTAAATCTAGGGATGGCGATGGCACACTGGACACGGTTGCGAATTCCACTATAGAGACGGCTTGGAAGAAGTGGTCTAAGAAGGGCAATTGCACAGTTGACGGTCAGATGTCCATGATCGACTGTCAAAGGATGTTCATCGAGGCTTTGGCTAGGGATGGTGAGGTTTTAATCCGTCAAATCACCGATCCCACTAGCGACTTTGGTTACAAGATCGAGTTTCTTGAAGCTGATCACCTTAACGACACTAAGAATGAGATCTACACGAACGGCAACAAGGTCGTCATGGGTGTTGAGATCAACGAAAAGCGAAAGCCTGTCGCGTATCATTTGTATAAGAACCATCCTAATGATTTAGGTTTAAGCCAAGGCAATGAGACCATCCGAGTCCCAGCAGAAGAAATCATTCACGCCTTTATTCGGCAAAGACCTGAACAGACTCGTGGATACCCGTTTGTGGCGCCTGTGATGGGCAATATCAAGATGCTTAACGGGTATTATGAGGCTGAAATTACTGCTGCAAGAGTATCCAGCGCAAAAATGGGTTTCTTCACCAGTCCAGCGGGTGATGGTTACGTTGGGGATGATATCGAAGATCAGTACACTCCGATCATGTCAGCGGAACCTGCTACGTTTGAGCAGTTACCTGCTGGGATGGATTTCAAAGCATTTGACCCCGCACATCCCACGACAGCTTTTGAAAGTTTCAGCACGGCGATCCTAAGAAGTATTGCGTCAGGCCTGAACATCTCTTATCACTCAATCTCTAACGACCTTTCTAGCGTCAACTATTCATCATTACGGGCGGGGAGTTTAGAGGATAGGGATCAGTACAGGATGCTTCAGAAGTTCATGATCGAGCATTTTATAGAGCCAGTTTTCCGAAGCTGGTTGAAGAATGCCATGACGCGAAGCATTAACCTACCGATTACGAAGTATGACAAGTTTGCCGAAGGCGTTGCCTACATTCCTAGATCTTGGGGCTGGGTTGACCCACAGAAGGAAATGCAAGCGAACATTGCTGGGCTTCAGAATGGAATCGTCACTTATCAGGATATTGAGGCGAATTACGGGCGTGATGTTGAAGAACTATTTGAGCAGCACGAACGTGAACAGAAACTTGCTGAACAGTATGGTGTAAAGACAGCGTTCCAACCGTTTGGAAGTAAACTACCAACAGATGCAGATGTTCAAGGCCGAGACAATGCCGACACCGAATAGTGGAATGAAGGAAGAAGCTCAACGCGGTCTTGATTGGCGGCGTGAGTTCGGGCGCGGCGGTACAGAAGTCGGAATTGCCAGAGCCAGAGACATCACTAACGACAAAGATCTGTCAGATTCTACTGTTAAAAGGATGTATTCATACTTTTCACGGCATGAAGTAGACAAGCAAGGCAAAGGATTTAAGCAAGGCGAAGAAGGATACCCGTCAAACGGACGGATAGCTTGGGCGCTTTGGGGTGGTGATGCTGGGTTTAGCTGGTCAAAAAGACTTGTTGAACAGATGAAAAAAGAAGAAAGATGGTCTGAATCTATTGACAAATCTGATACTATTGAGCCTGAACAAGAGGTAATGAAAATGGAAAGACACGTTATAGGGGTTGAAGAAACTGAAGACAGCTTTATCGTTGAGTTTAGAAAAGACGATATGGAAGTTGTCGAAGAATCTGAAGAAGATGTTGCTGAAGCTGTTGTAGAAGAAAAAGCAGAATCAGACGATGAAGAATATCAGGCTATGGCCCGTGATATGGTTTCTGAAAAAGTAATTTATAGGACAATTGACCTTTCTCGTGGAGCTATTGACGAAGAAAAGAGAATTGTCCGAATTGGTGTTTCGTCTGAAACGCCAGTTGAAAGAGATTTTGGCCTAGAGGTTTTGGGCCATAATAAAGAAGATATAGACATGGAGTTTATGTCTTCGGGTCGTGCGCCCTTACTGAACAACCACAAAATGGATGAGCAGATAGGTGTGGTGCGATCATTTTACCTTGATGAGGCGCAGCGGCGCACCGTTGCGTTGGTTGAATTTGGCAATTCAGCCTTGGCTCGTGAAGTATTTGACGATGTTTCCAAAGGAATTAAACAAAATATTTCAGTGGGATACAGTGTCAATAAGCTGGTTCGCTCTAAAGACGGCGAAGGAAAGGAGTTTTACAGGGCTAGTTGGACGCCGATGGAAGCATCGATTGTCAGTATCCCTGCTGATTCCTCTAAGTTCGTTGGAGTTGGACGATCCACCGAAAAAACTTTAAACACTAATAAGGTGACTACTATGACTGAAGAAGTAAAAGTAGATGTTCGCCAAGTAAGTGATTCAGCCAAGGCAGAAGCGTTAGCCAATGTCGGTGAAATCATTTCTTTGGGTAAGCATCATAATCAGCGTGATTTAGCCGATAAAGCTATTGAACGTGGTGTATCCGTTGATCAATTCAAAGGCGAGCTTCTTGAAGCTGTCCGAAATGATCGTCCGTTAGAAACTCCTGCTGCTGTCGTTGACGTAGCCAAGAGCGAACAGCGTGAGTATAGCTTGATCAAAGCTATCAAAGCTGCTTCATCTGGCGACTGGCGAGAAGCTGGTTACGAGCGTGAAATCTCTGATGAGATCGCACACCGTTCTGGCAAAGAAGCTCGCGGTTTCTACGTTCCTGCTAACATCAACTGGGGTCAGCGCGACCAGACTAAATCACCAAATTCTGCTGGTGGTTTCTTGGTTGGTACTGATCATCTTGCTGATCAATTCATTGAGGCACTTTATGGTCGTTTGACTGTAGCTTCTTTGGGTGCTCGCATCATGCAAGGCCTGAAAGGCGATGTTGCCATTCCTAAGCTCAGTGCTTCTGTAACCAACTCAGCATTCGTTGCTGAAGGTGCAGCGCCTAGTGAAGGTGCAGCTACGTTCGCACAGGTCACGATGTCGCCGAAAACGCTCGCAGCTTATGTTGACGTATCGCGGCGGCTCATGCAGCAGTCAGACCCATCCGTAGAACAGGTTCTTCGTAATGACATTATCAACACCTTCGCACGAAGAATTGATGATGCTGCTATTGAAGGCGGTGCTACTAACGGGCCTTCTGGGATCATTGCTAACGCTGGGACTAACGTGGTTGCTATGGGCACTAATGGTGCTGCAATCACTTACGCTAAAGTTGTTGAGATGATGAAAGCTGTCGAAGAAGACAACGCTATCATCAACAGCACTGCTTTCTTGACCAACCCTAAAGTCATCGCGGCTTTACGGACTACTGGTAAGCAAGCAAGCGGCGTTGAAGGCAACTTCATCATGGATGCCAACCAGTCAATCTTGGGGACTAATGTTGCTTCTAGCACTGTTGTTCCTTCTGACTTGGCAAAAGGCACTGGCTCTAACCTGTCAGCAATGGTCTACGGCGATTTCAGCCAGATCATGATCGGTTTCTGGTCAGGTGTTGACGTTGTTGTTGACCAATCTAGCTTGTCTACTTCTGGCGGTACGCGACTCGCGTTCTTCCAAGACTTAGATGTTGCTCTTAGATATCCTGAGTCTTTCTCAGTAATCAAAGACATCGTTGCAAGCTAATGAGAAAGGGGGGCTTTGGCCCCCCGATCTTATGGGAGTTATTATGGAATTAGTAATTAAGATGCCTTGCCACGTTCGCGGTGTACCGAGAAACGCGGGTGATATGGTTGTTTTATCTACAGCAGAAGCCCGACAGTTCATCAGTTCAGGTCATGCTGAAGAAATTAAAATGGACGCAAAGCCTTTATCAAAGAAGGCAGTTGAGAAAGTCGCCAAGCGATGAGCTTAGAATTTGATTCAGACTTTGATGGTTACTTTGATGTCTTAGGTCATGGGGTTTCGTGTACCTATACCCCATCAGGCGGTTCGGCAGTAACCATAAAAGTGATATTGGATCGAGAATATTTCGAGATATCTGGGGAAAGTGTTGGAGTGAATGGAAGCCAACCTATTGTCTACGGCAAAGCCAAGGATCTCAGAGCAGCGGTTTTTGGCGATCAACTATCCTTTGCAGCTATTAAAGATTTAAGTGGCAACACAATCAAAGACGCGACAACGTACAAGATAGTCAGCGTTCAGCCTGATGACACTGGCTTAGTTGCCGCTGTTTTAGAGGAACAATAATGGCTGATCACGTTAGACAACAGATCAGGGAACGTGTAGCCACAACGGTCACAGGATTAACAACGACAGGCTCTAACGTATTTCAGTCTAGGGTTTATCCATTGTCTGATGGCAACATGCCCGCTCTATTGGTTTATTCGACTAGCGAAGATTCAGCGACCGACATCATGGGGCCATCTTTGGTGACAAATCGTGAATTGACGGTTGTGGTTGAAGGTTATGTCAAAGCAACAACAGATTTTGATGATGTGGTTGATGATATCTGTAAGGAAGTAGAAATAGCTTTAGGAGCTGATAGGACGTTGAACGGACTGGCGAAATTTGCTTATCTATCAGGAACAGAAATTAGTTATAACGGTGAAGGCGAACAACCTATTGGTGTAGTATCCTTAACTTATCTAGTACAATATAGGACTGCTGTAGATAGTCCAGACGTACCTTTATAGGAGCCAGAAATGGAACTTAAAAGTCCAGATGGAAAGCTGACGGTTGATTTTCATCCGTCTAAAGTAGAGTCAAAGCTGGCTAGAGGTTGGAAGCCAGTAAAAGAGAAGAAAGCAGCAAAGAAAGCTGTTGAAGAAATTGAAAAAAAGGAGTCTGAATAAATGGCTACGCATACAGGCAGAGATGGAATTGTAAAAGTTGGCGGCACCACGGGCCAAGAAGATGGTACTGTTGTCGCTAATCTCAGAAGTTTCTCTATCGATGAAACAGCGGATACTGTTGAATTCACCACTATGGGTTTGGCGGCGAAAGTTTTTCTTCCAACGACCACGGCATTTACTGGTTCGGCTGATGTTTACTGGGACGAAGGCGATGCAGGGCAGACAGCTTTGGCAGTCGGTTCTTCGGTTATGATTAAGTTTTTCCCAGAAGGTGATTCTACATCTGACCCAAGAGATACGTTCTATCAGGGATCAGCTATCGTCACAGGAGTTAGTAGGTCGGCGTCCTTTGACGGAATGGTTGAGGCTTCAATTACTTTGCAGGGTAGCGGTGCCTTAACTGACTATACTGCCACACCATAAAAAGGAGATAAATCATGCCGCATGTAGGCAAAGATGGCGTATTGAAAATAGCGGGTGTTGCTGTAGCTCAACTTAGAAGTTTTTCTGTAGATGAGACTGGTGATACCGTCGAAGATACTACTATGACTTCGACTTTTCGCACCTACAAGCCAACGCTGACATCGTTTACGGGATCAGCAGATGTATACTGGGATGAGACAGACAGTGGTCAGAATGGAATAACAATAAATTCTGAACCAACCATTGGGTTTTTCCCTGAAGGCGCTGCTGGCGGTGATACCTATTATTCAGGGTCTTGCATCGTGACGGGTATTAGTATTTCAGCATCTTTCGATGGAATGGTTGAAGCGTCTATTACTTTTCAAGGTAAATCAGCACTAACGAAGACTACTGTATAATGGGCATTTTGGAGAAAGCGCAAGAGCATTATAAGTCAGTTTTAGCTAGTGATCCTAAGCCGATTGACATACCAGAATGGGGCGGACGTTATTTTGTGCGCCCACAGATATCCGTCAAGAAAAAGATGGAAATTCAGTCTAAGCTGACTTCAGACAAGATGGATGAAGGTCTTGCACTTACCCTGATTTATTATCTGGTGGATGACAACGGTGATCCTTGTTTTAAGAAGCTAGAATTGGTCGAGATAGTTCGATCAGTTGACCCAGACGTTTTGATTGCGGTAGCTGGGAAGATAGCAGAACTACAACCACAGCCAGAGGATCTCGAAAAAAACTAACAGACGATCATGCCCTACTGTTTTGCTACCAATTAGCTGAACATCTTCACAAGACAGTTGAAGAAATATTAGAGATGGGCGTGGTCGAGTTTCAGGGCTGGATTGCTTATTTTGAGGTAAAGAATCGTGACAAATAAAGTCAAAATTCCAATTTCAGCAGAAGACAAATTTTCAAAAGTCTTCGGTAAAGCCCAAAGGGGTCTTTCTTCAGTAGGTTCTGCGGCAGGCAGAACTGCTAAAAGCGTTGCCAAGCTAGGTATTGCGTTCGGAACCGTTGGAGTTGCTGCGGCGGTTGCATTAACTAAAGCATCTATGGAAAGCGCTGATGCTTTGGCAAAGACCTCGGATCGATTAGGTATAGCCACAGAATCCTTGGCTGGCCTTCAACACGCTGCAAATCTTGCTGGCGTTGAGAATAAAACCCTAGAAAAATCATTGCAGAATCTTGCTGTTGGTGTCTCTGACGCTGCTGATGGTTCAGGTGTGGCTAAGGATGCCTTGATTGAATTAGGTCTAAGTGCTGGCGTTTTAGAGAAAATGCCTTTAGATAAACAGCTTAATGTGGTCGCTGACGCAATGAAGGGCGTGACAAATCAGGCTGATAAGGTAAGGCTTGCAACTGAGCTATTTGGTGCGCGTGGCGTTGCTGTTTTAAACATGATCGGGGGCGGCTCTGAGAACTTGACCGATATGGCAAAAGAAGCTGAGCATTTAGGTATTGCAATCAACCGAGTTGATGCAGCCCAGATTGAGCTGGCAAATGATGCTGTTGAAAGATCCAAAGGAGTATTCACAGGCCTAGGAAATCAGTTAGCGACATCGTTCAGTCCTATGATCATGGCTATGGCTGATAATTTTAGACAAGCGGCTATAGACAACGAAGACTTCGGGAGCATAGGCGAACGAGTTGTTGGGGCTTTGTTATCGGCATTCGGAACACTGGCTGATGGGATTTTCTTTTTAAAACTTGGGTTTGCTCAGTTAAAAATTCCGCTTTTAGAAATTGCAAAAGTTGTTGTTGATAAAATTGATCCTGTTTTTACTTCTATTGCGGAAAAATACAACAAAC